TAAGGATCCTATAGTCTTATTTAGTCTAAGAACCTAAAATTATTTCTTTAGAGAGTTCAATAGTGCCTTGAGTTTAGCTGACTGTGCGTCTCCCGCTACATGTCTTTCTGTCTGATCTATCACACCTTGCACTGTGCTATTCACCGATCCTACTTGACTAGTAGTCTTGATCTTATCCATTATTTGAGATGGAGTTGCTTGAGTATTCTTGTCCCCCTCCGGATCATCGTCTGTGATACGCATAGTTTCGATGTTATACTCTAGATCGATCTTCATCCCGACGCCAGTCGAACTACGAGACTTCATACACTGAATCTGATACTTTCCCCGCTCACGCATAGACCTAGAAGTGAAGATGCCGAATACATAGTCAGCAGTATTGATCTTTGAGATACCACCTGCGATATGGCTGTGGTCAAATTCGATTTCTTCGACTGCCGAACGATTCAATTGTGATGCCGTGATCATCAGAACACCCAACTCTTTCGAAAGATTCCGGAGTTCTTCTGAAACATACTTATCCTTGATAAACTGATCACTGGGATTGACCTTGATACTGACCGGCATGACCAGATCAAGATAGTCGATCATCACAAAGTCGATCTTGATCCCAGTCTGAATCTGCACTTCCTTGATATATGCACGAATCACATTCACGTTTGACTGTGCGGGGAGACCCTTCACGCGATATTGACCCATCTTCTTACCAGCCATCTTGACCTTAAGTTCAGCATCGTCAAGATTCTTACGAATGTCTTTCGTACTCATGCTAGTAAGCATGGCGTCAGTACGAAGAGAAGTCAATTCTTCTGAGAGTTCTAGAGTCACATAGACCCCACTCAAGCCTTGCTTCAACCAGTTGAGTGCGATGTTCATCATGACTAACGACTTGCCAGAACCCGAACCACCTGCAAAGATGTTCAGTTCTCCGCGAGACATGCCGCCGTACATGACACGATCAAGCTGTGGCCAACCAGTTGACACCTGGCCGCCTTGGTTGAAATACTTGTTGAGACGTTCTTTAGGATCAGCAAAATAATCTGTACCCATGTCACGTTGTAGCGAGATTTGAACAGCATCCTTGATCAGCTTCTCTACTGGATCGAAGTCACCCTTCTCAAGCAAGTCTGCCGCTTTGAGAATAGCTCGTTCAAGCTCCTGACGTTTAGTGAACTGTTCGAATTCTTCTAGGAACCAATCATAGTGCCCTTCATCAAGTTCGGGAATGACTTCAACTTCAACTCCGGTCATCGCTTTGATCTGGATCGGGTCTGGCATAATGCTATACTTTACAGTATGCTCGACCATGAACTCCGCGACAGGACGAAGCGTTCTATCAAAGTTTTCCGCATTCATGATGTTCATAACACGAGTATACAACCCTGCGTTAGTACAAAGCACCCTGAGAAAAAGAAGTTGAATATCGTAGCCGTATTCTTTAATCATTGCTATCTTTCAGTTTACAGTTTTCAAAATGATGTCGTTTCATGGCGCTAACTCCACCTCTTTTGCTGCAATAGTTACAGGTTACTATTTCCTGTGTATTGCCTTTGAGTGGACTAACTCTTCCTTTGGTGGACAGAGATTTCTTTAACGACCGGGCAGCAGAATGCTTTACACCCTTTAGTGCTTCGCTAATCTTTTGGTTTTGTTCGCTAGTATTGCTGCGGCCTGTCTTCCATTTTCTGGCACGCTCTTTATCTTTGTCAGTTCTCACGGAGCCTAAGGCGCATTTATTTCTGAGCAGGGCCGCACTTAAATCCGGTCTAGTTCTGCCCTTTAAGGCAGCTGAATTCTTTTTTCCTATGCTTTTTTTGGCTTGCACTGATAAGTTAGATGATCCTTCTCCGCCGTCCGTTCTATTTCGAAGTATCCCAGTACCAATGTCTTTTCGTCCATACCACCTTATATATCGTCGTTCTAAAGCGAAGGCTCCGATTTCACTGAGACTCCGTTCAAGAAAAACTATCTTGGTTTTGTCGTTTGGTACAGTAATTCCTTTATGCCTACGGAATGCTCTATTCCCGGAACCTTTACCTACATAATAAGGGGTATCGTTAGATTTGCGTAGATATGCGTAAACGTAATAAATAAACATGCTGATGCTCTCCCAAGCGTTAGAGTAGTTGGGAATCTCACCTCCGCGAACTACAACTTTATTTAGCATACTTATCAAGTTTGGTTCTCGCTATCTGAATTTTAATCTTGCTGTTAGTCGCGGACTGCAATATACTTAGTAGTGTCGGAAGTCTGCCGTATTTTACTATACTATCATTAACATCTTTTACGTCCGATTCCCATTCAGGCAAACTGACCTGAAATCCTAATTCCAGAGCCTGATCACAGATTTCCAATCCCGGCTTGTCTTGATCGGGAACAACGATGATCGTCTTGTTTAGATTTCTTAACAAGTTGACCTGTGTCTCGCTTATCGTGTTAGTGGTCAACGCACACCCATTGATACTCAGAGCATCAAATATACCTTCTACGACGATACAACATTCCCACTCTGGCTTTTGAAAGTCATAACCAAACATGTAACCAGGTTGCTGATCATTTATAAACTTAGGTATACGATTGTCTAGATACCTGCTCGTGTTTCCTACTATCTTATTGTTAAATGTGAAGGGAACAATGATCCGATTAGCGTTCCTACCTGCTTCATTCGGAGTTACCATATAAGGATAGTCAGCGTAGTTTAATCCACGTGTTGATAGATAATCTATGAATACTTTGTGATCGGGATTGTTTGCATCGATCAGATCAGCCTCAGGAAGTCCTACTTCTTCAAACTTGATCTTCTTCTTTTGCTTGATCACTCTAGTCAAGTCTAATAAGTCTTTGTGTTGTAGGCTCTCTAGATTCCACTTGTTTATCTGACTCTCATCGACTCCTAACCAGTTCAACATCTTCTTAGTGTTGCCGGTAAGTTGTCTACCTAGTGTGAAGCTGCATTTGAAGTGGCAATTGAAACAATGATAAGACCAGTTCTCACCGTTTTTCTTGATGCCACCGCGCATACGCTTGTCCTGCTTATGCCCGAGATGATGACAGCACGGAGCGTTGAAACTAATCCAACCGTTGCTCGTGTTTTTCTTTTTTCCCGGAATAAAAGACAGGATATCAAACATAAGTCACTATAACACACTTGACATAAAAATCAAGTATTACGGTTAGTTAACGGGACAAAATGTTTGTGACAGCTCCAGCGTTGCTAGTGAACGACATGCGAACGTAGGGATGATATCCCCGTACAACATAACCTACAGTCTCAGTTACGTTAGCTAGATCAACATGTGCTTCGATAGGATACCAGTCTACATCTGGCTGGCAGGAACCTTCGATCAACACGTTACCGTAATATTCGTCATAACGAGCTTGGATAGTCAGAACAGGATTGTTGTTGGTATATATTGGACTCGTGTGGTATCCCAGATACTGTCCGTTACCATAGTAGTTTAGGTTAGCTTGACTCAGATTAGGGAAAGGCTGTCCAGTAGGAATAGTAACGGTAGCAGAAGGTACGAAGGAAGGGAGGACCGAATTAACGATGTTCATGTCCCCTCTTGCCCCTGCGTTTTGATCAACGAATACAGGATAATCAAACTCTCCTACTGGAATCTCAAGTGAGTAATGTGCTTTCTGGGGATCAATACCCTCGACCTCAGCAGGGCTTACGTTCAATACAGCGATTCCAGTTAGCGGCAATTGTAAAGTTAATGCTTTGTTCAATAGAACAGCAGCCCCATCGTAGCTAATAAGTCTGAAAGTGATGACCTTTCCAGTAATGTCTACTGGTTTCTGTTCCTGATTTAAGAACTGAAACTGAATCTGATTGTCTACGCCCCTGTTAAGGGTTAGGGTTTTGGCGTACTGTGGCATGAAGGCTCTCGGTGAATATCCTGAAAGGAGAACAACAATCTGGCGTTGCGTGTAAATGAAAACTTGTGTACTGTAAGCCATACAATGTTGCTATCCCTGTTATCTTGTATTTATCATCCTATCATATCTTATTGCCTGGTATTAAAAATCATATTTGGTTTTCCAAAACTAAATAAAGTACAGATATGAGCAACGATTTTTTTAGAAAACTTAGTGAGAATCACCCCTTCATTTCGATATGTTCCTATGCCAGTCAAGACTATGTAGGTATTATTCAAAACCGCGACGACCTAGTTACTACTATGTATGACTACGGTGCGATTGTACCCGCTGATCTCAAGGCTAAGTTCTTAGAATTAGGGGATATATGGTGGTGGGAATCGAATAGAACTATTCCCATTAATTTATTTCTAAAAGAAGATTGGGTCGTGTTCAGGCCCTTCATCAGAACCTTTAACAACAAGAGCTTAGATATACTTCATGGTCCAGTCGTAAGAATGACGGACTTCACTAAAAAGCGTTCAAAAAGAAGATCGATTACTCTCGTCAAGCGGATGCCCTAGCCTTCTTCTTTGATTCTTTCTTGCGCTTCTCTTTAGCCATCATCAACGTAGTGTCCCCTACTTGTTGATCAAACGTGACACCTATCAGGTGATGGAATTCGTGCTGAAACACCCGAGCTTCCATTCCAGTCAACTCACGCTCAATCTTAGTCCCTCCGGTATTATAGTATTGCACTACACAAGAAGTTGGACGCTTGACTTTCATGAACAAGTCAGGGAACGAAAGACAGCCTTCTAGCTCAGCCTGCCTATCTTCTGACAGCGTCACGATCACAGGGTTGATACAAGCTACCAGTTTGGTGAAGTTACCCATGATGAATATACGCTTCTTGATACCAAGTTGCGGGGCAGCAAGGCCGACACCACCGTTAGCAGTCATAAACTTTGCCATAGCTGTGACAAGTTCAGTAGGATCGCCGTCGACTTCAAAATCCCAGAGGTCGGAAACTTCTAGTAACTGTGGGTCGTTTTCTT